TGAAGAACCCGCTGACGAAGAAGCCTTTCCCGAGGGGTACCACCTACAAGACGATGCTGGCGTGCATGGTGTGGGCCCGGGCGCTCTCCGGGGATAGGACGTGTGAGAAGCTCGCCTTTCACTACATCGACGGGCTCCCGCACCAGTCCATCGACGTTACGGCGAACACCCCCGTAACTCCGCCCCTCACGATAGACGAGATCATGGAGCTGGCCGCTATCAGGTTCCGCGACGGTAATGGCAAGGGCAACGGCAAGTAAGGGGCCGCGGACGCTCGAGGAGTTCCGCTCGTCCCTGCTATCGGACCCCATCTGGCTGTGCACGAGCGACCTGATGCCGGGCATCCGGACGTGGACCGGGATGCGGCTCATCTACCGCTCTGTGTTCAACAACCAGCGCACGAGCGTACGCGCGGCCCACGGGCTCACGAAGACGTACACCGCGGCGACTATCGCGATCACCTTCCTGAACCGCTTCAAGAACAGCATCGTCGTGACGACGGCGCCGACCCACCGCCAGGTCGAGAAGCTCCTTTGGAAAGAGATACGGGGGCTGTACAAGCAGTACGGCGCTCGCGCCGGGGGAAACCTCATCGGCGCGCCGCTCCAGCTCGCCGTTAACTATCAGCCAGAGTGGTACATGTTCGGCTTCTCCACCGACTACGCCGTCAACCTCGAGGGGCTCCACGCTTCGCGCCTTCTCTGGATACTGGACGAGGCGAAGGGGCTGCCCCAATGGCTCTACGACTCGATGGAAGGCTCGATGACCGGCGGCCTCTCCCGCGTGCTGGAGATCAGCACGACGGACGGCGCCGACCAGCAGTGCCCCCTACGCCACCACCACGAGCGGCAGCGCGGCGGCTGGAACTGCATCAAGCTCTCCGCTTTCGACTCCCCCTTTGTCGACGCTTCGACCTACCCACAGTACCGGCAGCACATGAACGAGGAGCTATTCGCGCTCGGCCGGCCGGAGAACGGGACGGAGTGGCCGATAGAGCTTACCGAGAAGATCCAGGTCGCGTCGCCGGCGTGGATCGAGGACAAGCGGATCGGCGGGGAGACGTCCTGGGAGGGTGACCGGCCGGAGCTGTGGGAGACGAAGGTGCTGGCGGAGTTCGCGGCGACGAGCGAGCACAACGTCATCCCCTCCAAGTGGGTCCTGTCCGCGATCAACGCGCCGATCGTGGGTGGCGATGGAGACCGGGAGTGGGGGTTCGATATAGCCCGGTACGGCGACGACAGCTGCGTGCTGACGCGGCGGAAGGGTGGCTTGGTAGAAGGGCAGGACGTGTGGGGAAAGACCGGGCTCATGGAGACCGCGGGGCGAGCCGTACGCGAGTGGCGAGAGCGCGGGTGCGATCTGATAAAGGTCGACGCTGACGGAATCGGCGCCGGAGTTTTCGATAGGCTCGTGGAGCTGGAGGTCCCGTGCGTCGGGATCCAGAGCGGGAGCGGCGCCTACAACGAGAAGCTCTACGCCAACTACAGGGCCGAGATGTGGTTCCACCTGGCCGGGCTATTCGAGGAGCAGTACAAGAATGGAAACGTCATCTCTATCCCAGACGATGAGGACCTCATCGCTGAGCTCACCGGGATGCGCTATAAGGTCCGGAGCGACGGCCGGTACCTCGTCGAAGACAAAGAGGGCTTCAAGAAGCGCGTCGGCCGAAGCCCTGACAAGGCTGATTCACTCGTCTACTCCTTCGCGCCAGTCTACCTCGACGAGTGAATCCGCGTGCTCGGTACGCGGGATCGAGGTACTATGCGTGGTGAGCGCGACGACGCTGGACTACGGGGACGGGTGTACGGTGCGGTACTCTCAGATCGAGTACGAGCGCCTCAAGGAAGTGAAGGCCCTGCGCGCGGTCGAGCAGGAGAACCGCTTCGAGCTCCCCGACGAGGTACTGACCATCAAGCGGTGTCCGCGGTGCCATGAGCAGAAGCCCCTCGGGGACTTCTACCACGACCGGACCGAGCGCGACGGCCACACGTGCCGCTGCAAGGTCTGCATCCTGGAGGAGTGCCGGAACCGGAAACGCGGGAGCCGAATCGGCCGACGATAGGGAGAGGGGGCCAGCGATGTTCGAAGGACTGAAGGTACGGCGCGCGACGAATCGAATCATGCTCAAGCAGCTCGAGATGATCGAGGCACGGAGCAGCGCCGACCGCACGAAGCAAGCCCTCGAGGATTCCGACGAATCCTCCTGGATCATGCTCGCCGGGGAGAACAAGCGGGCGCTGAGCGAGATCGACTCGGAGACGTTGCAGGCGAACGCGATCCGGTTCTACTACACAAACCCCCACGGTAGGAACGTCATCCGCCTCATCGAGAAATACGTGGTCGGGCGAGGGTTCCAGGTGCGGCCGCAGAGCACCGCGCCGGAGGTTAAGGAGTGGTGGGACTTGTTCTGGAAGACGAACAAGATGAGGAGCCGCGCCAAGGAGATCGTTCGCCGCTGCATGCGGGACGGCGAGGTGTTCCTGCGCCGGTTCGTGAGCAAGAAGGAACCGGGCATGATGCTCCTGCGCTTCATGGACCCGGCGCTCGTGCGGAATCCTCAGGGGACACAGGTGGGAAGCAACACGACCTATGGTATCGAGACCGACCCCGAGGACGTCGAGACGCCGGTGAAGTACTGGTACGACGGCAAGCCGATCCCGGCGGCCGAGGTGTTCCACTTCAAGATTCTGGTAGACTCCGACGTGAAGCGCGGCCGTACGTTCCTTGAGATCGTGGCGCGGTGGCTGGCGCTCTATCGCGACTGGCTCGAGGACCGGATAAAGCTCAACAAGGTGCGCTCCACCGTGGCCCTCGTGCGGAAGGTACTCGGCACGCCGACCCAAGCCGCTAACATCGCGGCGGCCTACAAGACGAAGCGACTCCTCAACGCCGACTCCTCGCAGATGGCGCAGATGCCGGAGGGAGTCTCCGTTGTCACCACCAACAAAAACGTAGAGTACGCGTTTTTAAGCCCGAACCTCCAGGCGTCCGACGTGCATCACGACGGCCGCGCGATTCTTCTCGCGATAGCGGCTGGCACCGGCTTCCCGGAGTTTATGGTCACAAGCGATGCCTCCAACGCGAACTACGCCAGCACGATGGTTGCGGAGGCCCCGGGGACGAGGGAGTTCCAGGACTGGCAGGACTACTTCGCCGACGTGTTCGAGACCATCTTCACCGCGTGCGTGGAGATGGGCCGCGATGCCGGAAAGCTCCCCGCGAGCGAGGAGCAAGAGCAGGAGCCGGAGGAGCCGGGCAAGGAGCCCACGGTAGCGACGGTGCCCCTCGAGACCGGGTGCGACATCGTGTTCCCAGAGCTCGTCCATCGCGACATCCTCCAGGAGACGCAAGCGTACGTGCTACAGGTCGGGCAGGCGTGGATGAGTAAGCGCACCGCGGCAACGAGGCTGGATCTGGACTACGACTCCGAGCGGGAGCAGATACGCCGGGAGGCCGAGGAAGAGGACGCCGACGCCACGCCGGAGGACAAGGAGTACGAGCGCCAGCGGGACAAGCTGCTCAACCCTAAGGACGACGAAGACGAGGATCTAGAGGAGCCAGAGGGAGGGGAGGAGGACGACGATGCCCTACCCAAATGAGCATGCGTGCCGACTCCGGGAGCCGGGGCGCTTCCAGGCGGGGAGCATGAGGCGCGGGACGCGGAAGCACGCCGGAAAGCTCTACAGCGTGATCTATGGGCGCCTCAAGGGGAAGAGCGGGATGACCGAGCAGGCCTACCGCTACAAGAAGGACGCATGGGCTGCCGGGGATGCTCGCGCGCACTGCTCCGCGCACGGCGGGCGGTTCGAGGCCGCGGGCCCCTCGGAGGACAGCACGTTTGCGCGTTTCGTCGCGCGCTTTGGACTGGCGGTAGCACGTGCCCTCTTCCGACGTTGAGCGGCCGATCCGCGGCGTACCCGAAGAGGGGGAGCAGGGAACGGTTCTCTGGTACCACGACGGCGTGAGCATGACGCTGAGCCCGCGCGAGTGGGAGCGGCTCCGGAAGGTGAAGGCCACGGGGGATATCGAGGGCTATGGTAGGTACTCCCTTGGCGTGGTGCCGAAGCTCCGCAAGATGATTGAGCAGACCGCGGACCGGCTCGGGATGACCATCGGGGAGTTCTGCGACTGCGCCGTGCGGTGGCATCGCGGGGATCCAGCCGGCGACGGCGAGAGCGAGAGCGAGATGGTCGGCCTGGGAAAGACGCGCGTCTTCGTCCGGCGCTCGACCTACGCCCTGGCGCAGGGGAAGCAGGTGGAGGCCAGGCGGGCCATCCGGGAAGCTCTCTTCGCCGTGTGCCAAGCGTACCGGCGCGGAGAGGTGACCGTCGATGCGTTGAGGGCAGCCCCATGACCCCTACCCCCGAGATGGTTGCCACCCTGGAGCGATCCCGCAAAGCCTTCCTCGAGCTCCTCGCGCAGAACGAGGCGCAGCTCCGGGCGCTCTACCGCAGGGCCGCCGATGATGTCGCGAGGCTCGTCCGGGAAGCATCCATCACCGCTACGCCAGAGGGCTGGGAGGTGATCCGGTTGCGGAACCTCCTCTCGAGCATCGAGCAGCGGATCGCGCGGCTCGGCGACGAGACGTACCAGCGGATTCTCGCGTGCTACCAGGAGACCGTCGCGCAGGGCTTCCTGGGAGCACAGGGGCAGGCGGAGCTATGGCTCGACCAGCTCCATGGCTACGGTACCCTGGCGGACCTTCCCGATGCCGCCTTCACGTCGATATGGGCGGAGGCGAACCGGGCGCTCCTCACGACGGTCGACGGCATCGAGTTGAGCGCGAAGATCTGGCACATCGACCAGGCCACCCTCTCCGCTATGCGCCAGTTCATCTCGGAGACGATGTTCGGTCAGAAGAATCCGGCCGCGCTCTACGCCCAGCTCAAGTCGTTCCTCCTCATGCCGAACGTCGACATGCGGACGCGGTACTGGAAGGACTTCTTCGCGCAGAACCCGCCGGGCCGCGGGGTGTACCGCAGCGCCTACAAGAACATCCTCCGCGTGATCCGCACGGAGGCCAACCGCGCCTACCGCATGGCGACACAGATTTCGGCGAAGCAGCTCTCCTGGGTGTCGGGCTTGCAGTGGATGCTGTCGCCGGCGCACCCGGAGTATGACGTTTGCGACAGCTACGCCAACGAGGACGGCTATGGGCTGGGCGCCGGGGTGTATCCCGTTGGCGCGCTCCCCGACAGCGGCCACCCGCACTGCATCTGCTACGTTCTCATGGTCCCAGACGTCGCCCTTCTCCAGTCGGTCGCCTGACGGTTCACAACCGCGTGCCGTAGTGATACGCTCCAGCATCCTCCGGGAAATGCCGAGAGGAAAGGAGTACCTATGGCAAACGAAACGAAGGTCCTGGACGACGAGGCCGCGGTCGATGACTCTGACGTCATCCCCGCCGATCTCTACGAGGAGCGAGCGGCGAAGGCGCGGCAGGACATGCTCGCTCGCAAGACCGGGGCAAAGCTCAAGAAGCTGGGCCCGGAGGTCGAGGCGGAGTTCGAGAAGCTCATCGCCCGCGGCGGCGGCGTGACGGCTCGGGAGGCTGGATCCCATCTCGCCAACGTATTCGGGAAAGCCGACCTGATCGATGCCTCGGCCCTCAAGACGGCGGAGCAAAAGGAGAAGCGGGAAGCGCTTCGGCGGAGCGAGGTGGAGGCGGGCGCGAAGCTCTTTATGGAGTGGATCGGCAAGCAGGGCCCCGAGCGCCGCGACGGCCTCGACATGCTTGTCGGCGTCGGGGATCGGATCTCGTTCAAGGAAGGGCACTACCGCCAGACGTGGTAGCGCAACGGGGAGGACGGCATGAAGAAGCGCAAGGGGAACCTGGTCGAGCAGTCACTCGCCGGGCAGTTTGCGGCGGTGAAGCTCGACAAGGCGAACCGGGTCGTTCACGACGTCGCCGTGCTCCATGAGACGAGCGTCAACTGCTCCTTCGAAGGCGCGAAGGGGCGCCGGTTCTCGGAGAAGGCGATGCAGGACGCGGCGCGGCTGGTCGAGGGCGTGAAGTGCTACTTCGACCACGACACCGCGAACCCGTTCGCCGGGAAGAGCGTGCGGGAGATCGCCGGCTTCTTCGAGAACGGCCGCCTCGATCCCGACAAGATCGTCAGGGCCGATCTCCACTACCGCAGTGTGGCGGCGCCCGAGGTAGAGAGCCTCGTGGAGGACGTGGCCGACAAGATCGGCCTCTCGATCTACGCCAAGGGAACCTCGCATCTCGATGAACAGTCCAACACCGAAAACGTCGATGAACTAGTAGCGATGCGATCCGTGGATCTGGTGACGGACCCGGGGAGCACAAAGAGCCTGTTCGAATCGCGCGCCGCTGGTGCGGAAGACGAAGGAGAAGAGGACATGGAGATCGACTTCGGGAAGTTGACGCTGAACGACCTTCTGGCCCAGCGGCCGGACATCGCGGAGCAGCTCGCGGAGCGCGTGAAGCAGGGGATCGAAGCCACCGGGGTAACGAAGCGGCTCGAGGAGCAGCTCGCTACCCAGGCCACGGAGCTCAAGACGCTCCGCGAGCGGAACGAAGCGCTCGTAGCCGCCGAGGCGCAGCGCGCGCGGATCGACAAGGTCAACGCGCTCCTGCTCGAGGCGAAGCTCCCGGAGAACCAGGTCACCGACACCTTCCGCAAGGTGCTCGTGGAGGCCAAGGACGAGGCCGCGGTCAAGGCGCTCATCGCCGACCGGAAGGCTGTGGTCGAGCAGGCTGCGGCCGGAGTGCACGGCATGGGGGGCGAGAGAACCCCCGGGGGCACGCCGGTCGTTGAGGGTACGGCGCCGACCGACGACGCAATCGTGGCGGCATTCAAGGGCTAAGGCGCGGGGTAGCGCGGAAGGAGCAGGCGAGCCATGTCGAACGTCATGAGGTTTCGGTACGGGAACTACACCCCGCTGACCGTGAAGAAGACCGGCACCGTCGCCGTCGAGATCGGGGACATGGTGTGCAAGGTCGGATCCAACGGCCGCATCCAGGCCGCGAGCGCGATCGGGGGAGCCACCAACTTCCTCGGCGTCGCGATGTCCTACAGCCCCACCACGAACCGCACGGCGGATTCGATCCGGGTGATCCCGGGCGGGCAGGGTGCGATCTTCGAGATGCCCCTCGCCACGTCGACGGTCGCGTTCAAGTTCGGCCAGCCGTTCGTCATCAACGCGAAGCAGGAGCTGAAGTCGAAGGGCAACGCCGCGACGCGGATCAACGTGTCCGGCACGAACGTTGTCGCCATCTGCGCCAAGGAGATGGAGGCGTCGGGGAGCACGTGTCTCGTGCGGTTCCTCGCGCATGAGTCCGAAGGCACGGTCAAGAAGACGTGACCGGGATAGCCAGCGAGACGAGGGAAGGAGAGCAGACGTGGACTTCGACGCATTGAGGAACCTGTACCAGAGCCTGGGCGAGAAGCGGTTCGCCGTCCGGGTCGTGAACCTCATCAACGAGGGCAAGATCAAGGCCGAGGACTTCTCCCTGCGCGGCCTCTGGGAGTGCTTGGGCCAGCCGAACCTCCGGCGCGACATCCTCGTCTCTCAGGCGAAGATTTC